GGATTGCTTTGAGGGTGTTGACGGCAATGGTGATGCTCAAGTTCAATTGTATGGCCGCCCTGATGGCGTCTATACCATTAAGTTTTTCCTGACTATCCCACAAGCTGTATTGTCATCGGACGGCACATCGGTGCTAGTGCCTGACGTATTGGTTGAGCAAAATGCCTATGCCAGAGCATTGGTTGAGCGTGGCGAAGATGGCGGCCTAACTTCATCGGAAGCATATAACTTGTATCGCTCCATGTTGGCTGACTACATTTCGTTGGAAGCTACGCGCTTCCCTGAAACGCAGGAGTTTGTTTCCGTATGAGCCAAGCACTTGAACGATTCAGCGTTAATGCACCAGGCTTTTATGGCCTGAATACGCAAGACTCGCCATTAGATTTGGCGGCTGGATTTGCGTTGACTGCGATTAACTGCATTCTGGACAAGTACGGTCGGATGGGCGCACGTAAGGGATGGACGAAAGTTAATACCAGTTCGGGCAATTTGGGCGCTAACGATATTGGCGTTATCCACGAATTGGTGCTTACTGGTGGCTCTGTTACTACGCTATTTGCTGGAAACAATAAGATATTCAAATTAAGCGGCACAACAGTTACTGAGTTGACCTATGGCGGTGGTGGTACAGCGCCAAGCATTAGCGCCAACAACTGGCAGTGCGCATCGTTAAATGGAGTAACGTATTTCTTTCAGTCCGGTCATGACCCAATAATTTATGACCCAGCGGTTAGTTCTACAACGTACCGCCGAGTAAGTGAAAAGTCTGGCTATGCCGGTACGGTTCCACTAGGGAATATTTGTATTTCTGCGTATGGTCGCTTGTGGATTGCTAACAGTACGTCAGATAAAACAACGCTGACGTTTTCTGATTTGATTGCTGGCCATATTTATAGTGGCGGCACATCAGGCACATTAAACGTCAATAACGTGTGGGCTAACGGTGCTGATGAAATAACTGGCCTAGCAGCGCACAACGGCTTTTTGTTTATCTTTGGCAAGCGCCAGATTTTGGTTTATCAAGGTGCGACAACGCCTAGCACAATGTCGCTGTATGACACCGTGGTAGGTATCGGTTGCCAATACCGCGATTCGATTCAAAGCACTAACACAGATGTGGTGTTTTTATCTAATTCTGGTGTGCGCTCAGTTCTTAGAACCATTCAGGAAAAGTCTGCGCCATTTCGTGACTTGAGTAAGAATGTTCGTAATGACTTGATGCAGTTGGTAGCAGGTGAAACGCCGGCAAATATTAAAGGCGTTTATTCAGAAATAGACGCATTCTACTTATTGACGTTTCCAACGGCGGGTCAAGTGTATGTGTTTGACACGCGAAATGTGATGCAGGATGGATCATCGCGGGTAACTACGTGGAACGACATTAAACCAACGGCAATGTATGCGTTGCGCAATGGCGACCTATTGATTGGTAAGAATGGTTACGTTGGTAAATACGGCGGGTATCTTGATGACACTAGCACGTATCGAATGCAATATTACACCAATCACGCTGACTTAGGTGATGTTGCTGTTACGTCGATTGTTAAGCGCATATCCATTGTTGCTATTGGCGGTTCAGACCAAGTGGTAACGATTAAATGGGGTTACGATTTTTCTGAGAACTATTTGTCTCAGAACGTATCTGTTCCAACCCAAGGTATTTCTGAATACGGCACGGCTGAGTATGGCGCTAACGGCGTACCTGTTGCGCAGTATGCCGGTGGTATTGTGATTCAAAATCTATTCTCACAAGCTACTGGCTCAGGCAAAGTTTTTCAGACAGGCTATGAAGCAGAGGTAAATGGCTTTGAATTATCTATTCAAAAAATTGAAATTTTGGCCAAACGTGGCCGTATAAATTAAGGGGCGGCAATGTCTGACTATACCAAATCGACCGACTTTGCATCTAAGGACGCGCTGCCATCAGGCAACTCGGCCAAGATTGTTAAAGGAACGGAGATTGATACAGAGTTTAATAATATTGCGATTGCGGTTGCTACTAAAGCTGACTTAGCAAGCCCAGGCTTTTCTGGCAGCCCAACAGCACCAACGCAATCAACTGGCGACAATACATCTAAGTTGGCCACAACAGGGTTTGTGCAAGCAGCATTGGGCGCTTTGTATCCTGTTGGCTCTATCTATACCAATGCGGCTGTTAGCACCAACCCTGCGACGTTGCTAGGGTTTGGTACATGGTCAGCGTTTGGCGCTGGTCGTGTCATGGTTGGTCTTGATGCTGGCAATGCAGCGTTTGATACAGCGCAAGAAACTGGCGGCTCCGCTGACGCCATTGTCGTTAGCCATACTCACTCGGCAAGTTCAAGCGTTAGCGACCCTGGTCACAACCACACAATAGGATTCCAGAACAATACAATCGATCAAAATAGTGGATCGGCAGCTCTTGCTAAACAAGGCACATCAAACACAAGCACGGCAAGCACAGGCATTAGCGTTAGCACTACTATTAGTTCAACAGGATCAAGCGCAACAAATGCAAACTTGCCACCGTATATTGTTGTTTATATGTGGCGTCGTACAGCATGAGCGCAGTATTGCAAAATGTTGGCGGTGAGATTACTCACCACTTTTCAGATGGCCTGTATGCCAAGGAAGCGTTTGTTCCTGCTGGCACGGCTATCATGAAACACACGCACAACTTTAGTCATTTATCTATTTTGGCTAAAGGGCGTGTTGCAGTAATGAAAGGCGACGTCATTGAAATTATTGACGCGCCAGCGTGTATAAATATTGAAGCAAACGTAGTTCATGGAATTAAGGCCATGAGCGATTGTGTCTGGTTTTGTATCCATTCGACGGATGAAAAAGACCCGTCTAAAGTGGATGAGATTTTAATTAGAGGGGAATAGTATGCCATTTAGTTTTCTTGCCGCAGGAGCCAACCTCCTTGGCGGGTACATGCAAGGCGAGGCGGCTAAAGACGCAGCGCAAACGTCGGCAGATGCTCAACTACAAGCAGCACGACTTGCTGCTGAAGAATCACGTTTTAGGCCAGTAGGCGTTACAACGCGATTTGGTACTAGCCAATTTGGTACGGATGCTAATGGTCGCGTAAGTAGCGCTGGCTATACGCTATCGCCTGAATTAAAAGCCTATCAAGATCGCTTGATGGCGCTAAGTGGCCAAGGATTGACGCAAGCCGAAGCGGCGCAAGGAATGTATCAGCCGCTAACTGGCGCAGCAACTGGCTTGTTTAATTTAGGTGGCCAATACTTAGCGCAGTCGCCTGAAGCAGTTGCGGCTCAGTATATGCAAAGCCAACAAGACTTATTGGCACCAAGTCGTGAGCGCCAATATGCGGAATTACAAAATCGATTGTTTAATACTGGTCGCGGTGGGTTGTCTGTTGGCGCTACTGGTATTCGCCCAGGCGGCGGTGCAGGTCTTAGCGCAAGCAATCCTGAACTAGAAGCGTATTACAACGCATTAGCTCAACAAGATGCGGCATTAGCTTCCCAAGCACAACAAGCAGGTCAACAACAGGTAGCTTTTGGGACAGGTTTGTTTGGCCAAGGTGCTGGATTGTTGGGTCAGTATCAAGCCGGTCAAGTAAATGCTTTAAGTCCATTTAATGCGTACCTTGGCGGTGCTGGAACAATTGAAAGTTTAGGCCAACAGCCGTTGGAGTTGGGCGCTAATATTGGCGGCAGAAATATAAATACGACTGGGGCGCAAGCGTTATTCTCAGGCGGAATAGGCGCGGCGCGGACTATGGAAGAAGCTAACGCATACAACCCTTATGGCGCGGCGTTGCAAGGGGCGGGAAGTAGTTTGCAAGGCTATTTAAATCAAGAACGACAAGATCGAAGCCTTAGAGAACTATTTGGTACAGGCGCGCCGGTTGAAGAACGAAATGCTTTTAGTTACAGCAGCGGTGGCAGCGGCGCATACCCCGCAGGTACCGGTGGTGGCGGCGGCGGCGGTGGGTACGGACGTTATTATTAAGGAAAAATTATGGCAAGCGAAATTTTAGGTTTGTTTACATCGCCGCAAGATTATCGCGCGATGCAAGACCAACAAACACAAAGAGAAGCGGTTCAATATGCTGGCCTTAGCCCATTTCAGCGCGCTGACGTTAGCCTATACACCGGCGGCAAACAACTAGGCCAAGCAACGGGCAGTTTGTTTGGTATGCAAGACCCACAGTTGCGCAAAATTACTATGCGTCAACAAATGATATCTGGCACAAGCCCAATGAGCGACAATTTACCGGCGCTGGATTTTACTGATCCGGTAGCGCTTAGACAGGCGTCTATATTTGCTTTGCGACAAAATCGCGATCCTGAATTTGCTCAGTTTTTAGCAAAGAAAGCTGAAGAAGTGCAGTTAAGTCAAGCGAACATAACCGCTAAGTTACGCGAAAAACCCGCTAACGTAGATAAAGCTATTCAGATTGCTCAGACTCGCGCTGACATAAACCAACAACTTGCGCGTTTAGAGCGAGAGCAAATTGGGGCTTTTAGCCAAGAACGCGCCGATGCGATAACGTATCTTAAAGATACTTTAGCTGGCCTTAAAGTGGCCGAGCGTCAAGGCCAAATTCCAGACACAATTGAGATAGCTAGAGAGCGCGCAAAACTAAAAGGTTTAGAGCCTGACAGTAAAGCGTACAACGAATTTGTAGATACGGAAATAGGAAAACTTACGTCGAAAGCTGACAAAGTAATTGCATACGGTGCAGATAGAAACGCTATAGCGCAAGGCGAGTTCGATAAAGATTTTGCTGATTTAACTCAAGAGCAGAAAAAAGCAGTGAACGCTATTGCGGATCGAGCAAAAGAAAAAGTTGCTGAATCTGGCGTACCTAAAGTTTTAGGCCAAGGTAAATTGGGGGCAAAAGAAATTACGGACTTCCGTAGTTCTGCTTTAAAACCTGTTGAGCCATACATTAACACCGTTAACGCTGCGGATTCAGCGCTAACAAATTTAAAATTATCCATTGAAACAAAGAACCCCGTTGCGTTTCGTGGCGCTCGCGTACAGTTAGCTAAAGCATTTGGTGACGCTACATTAAATAAAGAAGATGTTAGAGAAGCTGGAGGCGATCCATCGCTCGCAGGAAAGATATTGGACGCGACGTCAGTTTTATTTGAAGGTACTCCAACATTAGATACACAACGTAATATTGAAGCTACATTAAAGGCAATGCGTAAGTTAGCTATACAAAAAGGCCAAGACGAACTTGGCGTACAAAGAAGAATAGCTACACGAGCAGGATTTAGCCAAGAAGATATAGCCGATATTTTCGATATACCTGCGTTTCGTTCTAAAGGTACGACTTCAAGAGCCGCGCGTACTAACGAAACCATACCTCCTGCGGTTGAAGCGCGTATAACGCAAATACCAAACCCATCGGCTAAAGCTCCAGCGCCGCCTAAAAAAGGGCAGACAGTAATTACGCTTAAAAACGGTAAGAAAGTTATATTAGATAGGGATTAATAATGGCGTATAAATACACTATCGATGGAAAAGTGTACCGTAGCGAAACACCGCTATCGAATGACGATCTTGAAGAATTGTCTGCTGCTGCTGCGCCTAAGTCTATTCCGCAGATGCCGCCTACAGTAACGCAGCCTCAAGGTGACTATCGCGTAGAAGCAGCGCGTAGAGGTTTAGCAAGTTCAGTAGGCACGTTAACTGGTTTAGGCCGCACATTAGCCGATCAATTGACGTCACTAGGAATTAATCCTATTTCTTTAGGCGCGTCTGTAGCTGGCGCGCCAACGCCAAGACCTTCACCTAGCGCAACAGCGTCGTTTCAAGCTGGCCGCGCTGCAACTTACGATCCGCTAATGCGGCTATTCGGTAGCACAGGTGCAGAGCCAACTACAACTGGTCAGGCTATTACAGCAAGAGGCATTGAAGCGGTAACGTCGCCAGAGTCGTATTTATTCCCTGGATTAGCGCAGGTACAACGCGCTGGCCCATTAATCAGAGGTATGGTTCGGCCAGCAGAACAATTTCTATTTGGCGCCGGCGCTGAAACAGGTGGTATAGCCGGCGAAGCGGCGGGCGAAAAAGTTGGTGCGCCAACAGCCGGTCGAGTAGTGGGCAGCCTTTTTGGTGGTATCTCTACAGGATCGGCATTAGGTACATCTACGCGTTTGGTAAACGTCGGCGATAAAGCGTGGACTGCTGCTAAAGGTAAGTGGGATCAATTGCGCGGTAAGACGCCAGAAAATGAAATACTGCGCGAAGTAGATAACCGCATCAGTAATGTACTGATAGCGGCTATGGCTGCTGACCCTAACATGATGAAAAAGGTAGAGGAAGCCGTTAAAGCGCAAGGCAATGTATCGCTAAGAGCGCCAGGTTCGCCAAAAGTGCAGTTGCCTACGTCGTCGTTGATTGCTGATAATCCGGTTATCGTTAGCTTCATTCAAAACCTATCGTCGCGTGATCCAGAGTTTCGTACTAAGTACGGTTTGCAGTTTGAGCAAGCCGTTAATGACTTACGCAAAAATCAAATTCGTTTGTTTGGTGACCCAACAAAAATTGCTGCTGAAACGGCTACGCGCGCTGAAGCAGGTAAACCATTGGCCGCTGGTTACGATATCGGTAAATCACAACAGCGCAAGTTGCGTTCGTTAGACGAACAGATTGCCGATGCGTACACACGTCAAGACCTTGACCCAACTGCGTTTGGTACAAAAGTCGAACAACTTATTGGCCAGAAAGAAAAAGACGCTCGCGTATCAACTAAGCCGTTGTATGCAGAGGCGTTTAAAATTGCTGCTGACAAAGGTGTTGAACTGCCAGCAAGCGCGGTAGATGACATCTATGGTTTTGTTGTGGCGGGGCGAAATTCAGATATTTTTGCTAAATTTCCATCAATATACGACAACGTAAAAGCTAAGTTCCGTCCTGCGGTAACAGAGCCTAGCGCCGTATTAACCGCTCAAGGCGTACCTGCTGTACCAGGCGGCACTAAGTTTGCAGCGGCGAGTGCTGAAGATTTGGATTCACTAAAACGTGAAATCAATAAACAATTGCGCGGCAGCCGTGATGAAAATAACGTGCGTCTGTTAAACGATTTGAAAACGCGCGTTAATGGTCATATCGAAAGTCTTGATCCTGATTTTGTTAATGCGTATCGCAATGCAGACAAAGCATACTTAGAGCGTGTTGGTCTTCCGTTTAGTGCTGAGACAATTAAGTCAGTTGACCGCAAAAAGTTTGTAGAGCAGATCGCGCCAGCGTTGATCGGAAACCGTACTAACGTCGATGACTTCTTACGTGTGACGGGCGCCGAAGGGCAGCAACTTGCTAAAGATGCGTTCTACGACAGCTTTACTAAGTCGGCGCTAAAGAACGACGTTATCGATCCAAAGGCCGCTAATCAATGGCTGCAAAAGAACAGCCCGAAAATGGCGGCTATACCTGGCTTAGAAGATGAATTGCGCGCGTCGGTAAACAACGTGCAAGCATTGCGCGCACAACAGGCTAGATTAGATGGCGAGTTTCGCCGCGTGGCTGGTCAGCAGATTTTGGGTAAAGAAGGTATTAGCGACCCAACTGATCTGGTTAGAAAAATGTACGGTAGCGTGGACTTTACTAATAAGTTCATGCGTCAGTATGGCGCCAACAAAGACGCCGTTAATGCTGCGCGTGCGTACATGTTGGACGACATTGTGGCCAAAGGCGGCAACGCGGTTGATTTCTTAAACGGCCGTGATAACGCCGCTATATTTAACCGCGTGTTTGGCCCAGGCTATTCCAAGAAAGTATCTGACTTTGCGGCAGTGTCTGAGCGCTTGAATAAAGACTTGACGCAAGTGGCGTTCCGTCCTGAGACAGTGCCAAAGACGCCGATCGAGCAAGCCACAGGTGTGCCGCTTGAGCAAATTATTTCGCGTTTCTTTAATCCTGTATCTGGCGAGCGGTATGCAGTAACGTCTTTGTTTAGTAAGTATTGGGCTAATCAAGCTGCTAAACAAACTGAAGCTAAACTTAAAGAGTTACTGTTAAATCCGACGGACTTTATTAAAGTCGCTAAAGCAGTTCAGCCTCGCGCTGAAGGGGTTACCGCAGCGCAGATTAAAGACCTGTTAGCTGTCGGTAAGAAGTACGGCATTAATTGGGTACAAGACGCGGCAAATGATGCAAGAGCCGGCGCTTTACGCGGAGCAAGAACTGGCGCACAAGAGCCAGTTCAAATGCCGCAACCAGAAATGATTACCGAAGACGTAGAGGAATAAATGCCGTTCGCGCTGATCGCAGCGGCTAATACGGCCATTGCGGCAGCAAAAGCCGGCTGCAAACTTTATAAAGATATAAAGAATGCAGCCGGTGATGTAAGAGAAGTATTGGATGATCTGAAATCGCAGTTCAGTAAAATTCAGCATCCAACGAATGAGCAAAAGATTCAGTTCAATGAAGAAGTACAGAAGGTTCAGAAGATAGCAAAAACTGATCCGAATGACGCGCTGGGTGACATAGGCGAACATTTAGGTAAGTTCTTAGATGCGTTTGATACGATTGAAAAACTCTTTTTGCAGGAAGAACGTGATTCAAAAAAAGTATATAAGGGCGAAGAATCTATCGGTCGGCGCGCGTTGCGCAGAGTGCTTATCCGAAGTCGATTAAATTCTATGTACGCCGATATACGAACTGAAATGACGTACAACGCACCGGCTGAGTTGGGTGACTTATATACGCGCTTTGAAAAAATGTGGGGGCAGATTCAGGAAGAACAGCGAATAGCCAATGCGGAAGAGTTAAGAGCAATACATTTAGCCGCAGCAAAACGACGGCGAGCAATTAGAAAGATCAAGGAAAATGCGACATGGTTTGGCGCGGTTCTGTTCGTGACCCTATGGTTAATAAGCCTCCTACTACTGATAAGGATGAGCAAGACAATATCCCTTGGGTATTATTGATTTGCTTAATTTCAATGGTGTTGACACTCGCCATTGCGTTGCCGTTAGTTGGCTTGGCAATCATGGACGCCAACAACGCAACGAATGCCGCGATTATTGAAGTCGATAGAATGCGCAGAATACGTAAATTGCTGATGCGTGAATTAGAGGAAAAAAATGCTGACACTCAACCAACTGAAGCAACTACTTCCGAAAAATAAATATGTCGAACATTGGCATAATGCTCTGCATCAACTGCTTCCTGACTATGACATTAATACCGCTCATCGTATTGCTGCTTTTGTAGCGCAATGCAGTCATGAGTCTGGTGGCTTTACAACGCTAAAAGAAAATCTGAATTACAAGCCACAATCCCTTCGCAGACTTTTTAATAAGTATTTTCCAGATGACGCTATCGCTAACCAGTATTGTGCGCGCCCTAATAAGCAAGAGGCTATCGCAAACCGTATTTATGCTAACCGCATGGGCAATGGTGATGAGTCTAGCGGTGATGGCTATCGTTATTGTGGCCGTGGTCTTATCCAACTTACTGGTCGGTCAAACTATCAATCCTTTGCAGATTCTATTGAGGTGGATGGTCGCCCATTAAAGATTGACGAAGTGCCAGAATACTTGGCCACGTTTGAGGGCGCAGCGCAAAGCGCTTGCTGGTTTTGGGAAACTAATGGCTTGAATAAATACGCCGATGCTGGTGACATCCTTAATTTAACTAAGCGCATTAACGGAGGCACAATTGGACTCGAAGATCGTAAAAAGCATTATGAGCATGCTCTTCATGTGCTTGGTGCTTAATGCTTGTCAAGACCGTTTTAGGTATCCTTGCCAAGACCCTAAGAATTGGGATACGCCCGAATGTAAGCCGCCCATTTGCACTGCAACTGGTACGTGCCCTGAAGATGTCACGCAACCGGAAAAGGTGACTAAATGACCGAAGAAAATCTAAACGCCTGGCTAAAGTTTTGTATTGGTATTTGCTTCTGTTTAATTCTAATGATGATGGCATCGCTGTCGATGTATAGCGTCGTCTTCACCGTACAACCGATGTCGGGCATGGCTCCAGCGGATAAACAGTTCTTTTTATTGCTTTCTGACATGAGTAAGTACATATTGGGCGCGCTGGCAACCTTGATTGCTGTCAAAGGCAAAGACCAATTCGTGCCACCAGGCTTGTCAACAGCCAAGGAGCGCGAAGAGGCTATGAAACCTACGCCGCCAACTACGCCAGCTCCTACGACGCCAGCCAAGCGCGTAGAGCCGACGATTGAGCCTGTAGCGACGGCTGCGCCTGTCGTTTTAGGATTTAATGGCAAACCTGCCCCACCACCTGCACCACAACCGGAGATCGAATGATGAAATCACTTATTGCACTTATTTCGTTTGTTCCACTTATCGCGTTTGCCGGTGGTGAAATGAAGAAGGTTTGCCACGACGAAAAGGGCAAGCAAGTCTGCAAAACTATTAAAGTTCACAAGAAGCTAGAAGGCACGAAAGTACCGCCTAAATGAATCCGTATTTCATAGCTGGCAGTGTCCTAGCCGTAGTGTTTGCCTACGGCGCTGGGCATTGGCAAGGCGACTCGGCTGGACAAGCTAAAGTCCAAGCGCAATGGGACAAGGAAAAGGCCAAGCAAATGGCCGAGTACGCTGAGAATATGCGTTTGGCCAGAGAGAAAGAGCAAGCACTTCAACAGGGCGCAAATAATTTACGCGAGGAAAAAGATCGTGAACTTAAAAAAGTGGCCGATACTAACCGTATTCTTCTTGGGAGCTTGCGCAACCGGCCAGAGCGCCCCGCCGAGGGCAGTGCCGTGTCCAGTACCACCGGCGCTTGTAGTGGAGCCACCGGAGCGCAACTGGCAAAAGGAGATGCAGAATTTCTTGCAGG